GAGACAGACCAATTTCTCCAACAAACAGCGAATAGACTTCAAAAATGCTTATTTTTTTTTTGATTTTTCCTCACCATCGGTTGGTTTATCGTATGGGATTTTATACCATTCATGGTGCAAAGCAACAATCTCAGACAAGGCTGTGATTAAGTCGTCAGATGTACACTCGTATAAGAAGTATGTATCCGCAACTGGAATATCTTCTCCTTTTGCCAAATAATACGATTGCATTGCTGCAACTATCAAGTACAAGATGTGCTCAGGATTTTTGTCGTCAAACTCTGCGACGACACATCCTGATAGTTTCTTGAAAGAAATCTCGGTGGCATAGCAATATGCCACTGAAATTTCCTTCTCTCCAATTTTAATTTTTTTTGATACCATAAAAAATTATTCTGTTACGACTAATGAACCAACGGTTAATGCGCCAACTCCATTCAATGTTGCAGTGAATGAAGCCTTTTGTCTATTAGGTGCATTTTCCTGGAGATTAGTGATGATTGCAGTTCCTGAGCAAATCAAAGCGCCTTGAGTTCGGTTGTCGTCACCACTGACTTGACAAATCTTCCAAGATACTTGATTGCCCACATTTGTAATAAAATCATTAAGTGAATTTGCCGAATCGGTGGTGGCTGGAATGAGCGCGGTTGTTGTAATGTCATACGACAATCCGACAATCTCGTTGTATTGCCATGGGTCGCTACCTCCATTGTCTTTAGTTGTTGCATCCTCGACTGAAGCTGACACGCGAAGTGAGAGTTCGGTTGCAAGAGCCACAACAGCATCTGAATTACTCTTGGTGATGAAGAGTCTTATATATTGTCCTCTTTCCATATGCGATATATTAAGCTAATGGGCCATCGCCGGTGTACTGAACTGTTGCCTGACAAATGGCGCGATTGTTAAATTGAAAAGATAAATCTGTTAAGAATGCAGCTCCGCTTCTATTGTATGGTGCGGTCGCAGGTGTACGATTGCTCGCGCCCGTAGTCTTAGATATGACGAGAGTGACAGTCTGAGCGGCAATAATTCTATTCAACAACGAACGAATGTTGTCGCCGAAATTACCCGTTGATTGCGATGGAGTGCCCATGTTCAACGTGGTATATTCTGCTGACCATGACTTTCTAACAGTCTGAACTGCGGAGAACATGCCACCTGTATCCTTAGTTGAAGAATCCTCTGTTTCGCCATTGATTGTCACTGAGCAATTTGTTGACTCATTAACTATCGCTGACCCTTCGAGAATTCTCAGATTTTGACCTCTTAAAATTTGTGTCATAGCGTATTTTTTTTAATTAAATTTTATTTTTTGCCAAAAATTTTTTGCGTTGTAATGCAAAGTGAAAGTGATTTGCAATTTTATATTCTCTTTATTTGCGAGATCTTCCACCTGAGAGATAAATTCATCGACTTGAATTCGGGAATTTCCATGAATGATTGCAGACTGGATTTTTCCCTCGTTCTTAACAATTTCGGTTGCACCAATAGATTTTAAAAATTCTTCTAAAGTCAACGCTTCCGATTTGTCTTTATTATCGTTAATTTTCTTTGTCATAGTTTACATCGTTGATGTTTTCGCATTCACATTCATAGTTAAGAGTCTGATAATAGCATGGTTTCGTGTAGTCGTACTGAATTTTGTCCGCACTAAAATTCCAATCTATTGGAACTTCATCGATTTCAACAGTTCCGCCCTTCGCCAACTCCGCAAATTCTCTATTTCTTACGCGGACCGCTTCTGTCAATTGTGCGAGTTCTTCTCTTGTCGATGCAACACACATGATTGAGATTAGAACCTTGTCATCGTCACTTTCATAACTGCAATCCTTCGTATCAACATCATTTGCAAGCCCCTCAAAGGTAATGATAATATAAGGCACTTTATCTTCGTTATCATCCTTCGTCGCTCTTCCGGTATTGAAAATTCGCCCGTCGGTGATGGATGTAATCGTCGTGTCTGTACTTAACGATCTGAAGAAAAACTTATCTAAAACCAAACTCATAATTAAGAATAATTAAAAAAATCGGGTGCGAGGCTGTCAACTCTCGCCCCCCGAAAAATATGTGCAGAATTAGATATCACTTGAGCTTTCAGCATCCACAATCTTGTACAATCCGAATGCTTGAGTTGGATATGTTGCTGGGTCACCAGTTGGTGTGCCGCCATTGATATAAATTGACAAGTCTGTCATTGACCACTCTGTATTGATAACAATCTTTGTCACGTTGTCTTTCGCTACTTGAGCACTTGTTCCGTCAACAACCATACGGACATTGCCATGTTGTTGCAGTGCGAACCACTCCCAATAACCAATTTCAATGAATCGGTCACTTGTTGCAACGAGCCTTGAGCCGCTGAGTTCTGTATTGACATAATGACTCACTGTATAAGGATAGCCACAACATAAGCCATTTTCGACAACGAATCCTCCAGCTGCACCAGCAATCTTAGGAGTTGCTTTCAATTTTGCTTCAGTAACGCGGTCCATTGATATACAAACCTTTCCTTCAAAGAATCCCTTGTCACTGAATGTTGCAACAGCGGCGAGAATATTTTCATAAGCCTTGTCACCCAAGACGATTGTTTGAGGAGTAAGGCCGCTGAAAGGACCTTTATTTCCCGCCCATGCTGCTTGTGAGTAGATTTTCTTTGCAAGATACTTTCTCAAAGCAATAGAGAACTTCTGTTGCACGAAGCCAATTACATCGAATGCGGCATTGTCAATCGCTGTGTTAGATACAGTAACAGTAAGAGCCACGCGCTTCGGAGTTGGAGTGATGTCAGCGAAGTTAAGAGTCTGTTCGCCACAAGTCTCAATTTCACCGTATTCTTCCATCTCAACATCGTCAGTAGAGACTGGCCATACTTCATTACCGACAACTCCGGTTACAGTGCGTAATCCTGAAGGCAAATCAAGACCTTCATGGAGAGTTGGAATGATGTCGTGAATTGTCAACTCGATAGCGCCTGATGCAGCGATATTACCTGTTACATTTGTGCCGGCACCATCTGTGCCTGGATTTAACAAGATTGTGCGCTTCTGATTGCGCCCTTCTTTGAGCAGTTCGCGGAATTGAGCGCCAACTTCGTTTGAGCGTATTTCTCGCTGAAGATTTGCGTGAGACTCGTCGATGTTGAGAGCTCGCATCTCTCTTTCACACTGATTAATCTCACGAGTGAGATTTGCTTCTTCGATTTGTTCTTCTGCTGTCAACTCGCGACCTTTTGCTTTTACATAAAGGTCACCAAGTTTTTCATTTGCTTGAATTCTTTTTGAACGTAATTCTTCGAATTTTTTATTCATCTCTTTAAAATTTTAAAGGTTAATATTTATTTTCAAAAATCTATATCATTCGAAATTCTCTTAAGAGTTCTTGCTCGTCTGAGCATTTCTCTTTCAAGTTTTTCTTTTTTAATTTTTTCTTCGTCAATTTTGCGAGTTTTTTCTTCTTTGTCTGAAGGCTTAACTAATTCGCGAGCATTTACTGATGTCTGCGAATAGGCTGGATCCATACCGATTGTAAGAGCAGTAATTGCCTTGAATCTTGTGTGAGTCACTGTGATGCTGTCGCCAACTTCTTCAATTGTGTAGTCTTGTGGATAAAATTCAAAACTACAACCTGAATAAACTCCATTACGGACTAATTCAAGTGCTCTGTCTCCGAGGTCGCATTTTGGAGCATCGAATTCAAAATTTACACCCTTCTCGTCAACGGACAATCTCAAATTTCCAATTCCCTTATTTGCACGTGCAATTGTCAAATCTCGGTCGTGAAGTAAGTTCATCTTGATATCCTGAGAATTTAAGAAGGTCATTGTTGCCGCATCAGGCTTAATTATTTCTCGGAATCGGGCGCCCCAATCATCGAGGATTTCACTCTCAGAATCGAACACGATGGCTGTGCCGGTGATGGTGCGAGACTCGCCCTCCGCATCGGGTGCAATTTCTCGAATGGCCAACTTGCAGTCAATCGTTCTAATTTCTCTTTTCGTTTCATTCATATTTTTATAAAAAATTAAAGTCTTTACTAACCAATTCAATTATTCTCAAAGGTTTACACCCATAAATCCTTATGAATTTCCAACCATTGCTTTTGCTTCTGCTCGTTGTTATGTTGCCATGAGCCCGACTGATAATGATATATCAACGGACGGATATCGATTGCTTTCCCATGACATTGCGGTTTTAATGTGCGGATGTCTTCCAAAAATGAAGCGCCAGTATCATACCAATTTCTTTTGTCGGTTTCTTCTGGGTAGAGTTGCCAACAACGGTTCGGGTCATAGTACTTTGCACCTCCTTGTTCGCACAATGGGACATTAATCCAACATAACATAGGAACTAAACGACCAATTTTAAAGATATTACCTGGTTGTGGGTCCTGAATATGTCCGACACAACACTGGTCATCTCTAAACATGAAGTCAATCGATTTACGGATTAACACATCCGACTCCATCAGTAAGAATCCTTCCCTACATACAGACCACAGATATTGTACTGATAGGATATGACGGACTGACCCCCAATTGTTGCATGCTGCATGTCGTGGATTTTTGTCAGGGAATTTATCAAGTTCTTTATCAAAGTCAAATAGTTGTCCATTGCGGTTGTTGAGAACTTTCACTCCCTTCATTTTTTTTGTGAATGGTTTTTTGTCGGAGTTGTCGAGAATCACCACCTTGTAATCCTCACCACCATGTTTTCTAAGACTGCGGATTGCCGCCTCTGTCAGAAGTGGTGTATTATAGTGAACTATTGCAACAGTTTTTATCATGATTTCTGTTTTTGATTTGGATTTAACAAAATTTTGTCAGGCGCTTCCACCGCTGTAATTTGAATTATATTTTCATAAAAATTCTCGTTCAACGATTGAATCTCATAAAAACGGTGATTGTATATTATGATGCAATCTCTGTCTATACCTTCAATCCATCGCATACGGATAAGAAGTGTGTCGTATGCATCAAGCGCACCTTGCCTCATTGATTGAGTGCCCCTTGAAAATGTGACGGAAGCCCATGTGTGTCTGATGATGTTATAATAAATTCCACCACTTCCGCGGCCAAATTCTCCGTCAGTGGATTGCAAGTTCATTGCAATTGCAATCCTTCTGTTCAAAATTCCTGATGAATATGCCATATCTTAAAGAATCATGTATGGTTTAACAAGAATGTCAAATGTATAAGGTACTGCATACAGCTGTTGTGGGGTGAGAGGACTGCGTTGCTGATAAGATAAGTCAACAAGCATCAGAGTGGCATGAAGAATTGCATCAGGAACTTTCGACGTGTCCGTCTTGTTCATCGACTTCAATTCTTCTTCGGTTCTTCCGGTTATGTTAAGAATGGTGTCTTCCGCAGAATTAGCATACAGAGTGAGCAAGTCATCTTCGATGTCATATTCCACTCGTGAATGAGCCTTAATCCATTCTAATGTAGTCCACTTCATTCGTTACCTCCTTCCTCGTTTGGTTTCACGTTTCCTGATGGTTGTGATTGCGATTGTCCCATTCGCAACTTGTCACTTCCAATCTCTGCAAGATTGGTTGAGATATAATGTATATCACCTCCCTCGATGTTTGGTAGGTCATGCTGTGCGCGGATTTCGTTTGCACTCCATCCAGTTTCCATGTGTAACTTGTCGATTTCTGCCTGACCTTTTGCATCAAGACGACGAAGCGCAAGTTCGCAAATGTGAATTTTTCTCTTTTTGTAATCCTCTTTGCGTAAGAGTTTGCTATTGAGTTCGTCTTCTTCTTCCTGAATGCGTGGTTGAATTGTCCGCAACATGAATTCTTGTGTTGCATGTTCAGGCATTCGGTAAGAACTGCCAGCATCTTCCATGAGCATAATTCGCGGAATGCCTAATAACCGAGCAATATCGCTTACTTGGAAACCACGTTGTTCAAGAAGTCTGAGCTCTTGAGCACTTTGGCTTATTATCTTGACATCTGCGATATTGTTCAAGAACACTGCATCTTGATTTGCCCAATCTTCTTCAAGTTGTGCTGTTATTTTCTTCAGTTCGGACTTGTCTGCGCGGCCACCACCTAACAATCCAAATTGCCCACTCTGAGGCGCATTTTCCTGAACTAATAATTTGTGTCGTCCACCCTTTGCCATCTCCTGAAGAGTTTGGTCGTCGGCGGTTGCAGCAATCGACAATGACTTCTTTGCAAAGTCAATGACTGGAATTCCATGTATAAATCCGAAGTCTCTAATCACATTACGATAATGGATTACATCTTTGGATGGTACTTCGGTAAGAATGCGAGGGCCGCCAGGCGCATTGTATGTCAACTCATAAGTATCGTTGATTATATTATAACCTCCGCCAGTGCACAGCCACAATGCTTCAACATCGTCGTACTGATTTCGCTCAATATACACATACGCATTGCCGTAGTATATTTTACGAAACTCAATTTGCTCTTGCATGTCCGATGCAGTCATTAACGGATTTGGACGGACTTGAAGAATGTAATTCAAGTCTTTTCCTCTCCCAAATGTATCTTCAATAAAGTTTTCGTTCGCTGAATCGAAACGTTGATACTGAATTTTCATTTGTCCCATCGTCTGCATGAGCAACGTTACACCGCGATACCATGCCGGCACAACCAGCGAACGATATCCGGCAACTGGGGATATTCTACCTTCCCAATTGCCTGTCTTGATGTGATGTGGAGTGGGGAATGTTTGCGAGACGGTTTCTCGCTTACTAAATAATTTTTGGAAAATATTCATTTTTTGCGTTTTTTAAAAAACGGCAAAAACGCAAAAAAGGTAAACAAAAAAGGGAAAATCTGTTGAATTTTCCCTTTGAATTATTTTTTTAAATAAAACAATAATCAATGAATTCGTTATTTATTCCTGACATGAATGTCTTAAGTTCTTGTCTGACATTTGGATAGAACATGTCGTAAACGCCTTTGCAGTATTCGCGAGTTTTTTTATTGAGAATCCAGCCATTTTTTGGGAAAAAAGAAATCTCATTACCATTTATTTCGATTCTGTCAAGCATTGACTTTGGAAACCAAACATTCTTTATAACGAAGAACTCTCCATATATTTCAACTCTATAAGTAAGTTGAACTGCCTTCTCTGTTTCTTTGACTAATATTGCTTTCATAATTTCTTGCAGACTTTAACGAGCTGCACTGCTCGGTTAATTGTTAATGTTCTTGTTTTTTATTTACGATACAAAGATAGTAAATTTATTTGAAATGTGCAATTTTTTTTACATTTATTTTTCAAAAAAAGTGCATTTTTTTAATTTTCATTTAAATTTTATTCCAGCTTTCGAAGTTCTTGTCGAAGTTGTCTCCGTTGTTCTTGCCAGTCGCCATATTGCGACATATCCTCTCCATCGATGAACTTAGATGTAAGATAATCCATATTGCTCAATTGCTCGTGAATTTCTTCAATGCGTGCTTCACGCTCGTCCACGATTGTAGGTTCATAATCTTTGATTAGAACTTCTTTGAATCCCCAATCTGTGAGCTGCTCGGCGGTTGGAACTCCTGAGAATATCTTTCCACCTTCAAGTCGGCGAGTGATTGATTGCCCACTTGTGTATCTCTCTTTTGTTTTTTTATTGAAATATTCCATATTCTTGTTTTTTTAAAAAATTATACATCAGGACCAATGAGGAAGGGTAATCCAGTACTGCGGCAATTGCCAAATAATTTGCGAGTGACTTTGTCGAACATGAATCCTTCATTGTTCACACGAACGGGATGAAAGTCTCTGAGGACTTGGACTCTATCGCTGAATCTTGCACTATATATTCTACAATGAGCCTGATTAGTTACATAATCTTCTCTCCCAAACAATGAAAGATGACCGTCTTTCGTTGTATTCCAATTCAAAGAAGTAGCTCCATAAGAGTTACCATTTATGCTATATCGATGGTTTATTCCGTCAATTATTAATTTGATTTTTTTGTCAAACCAATTATTGGTATTAGTAGTACTTCTGCTATTTAAAGATAACGCAAATCTATGCGTCTGAGTTGAAGCCTTATAAGTCAAAGCAGTGTACATTGTTAATGTGGCTGCAGATGTGCCATTATCGTATCGCGGTCCGCCATAAAAAACCCTAAATTGCGTAGAAGGGCCACTATAATCATAATCTATATTGTCAAAAACATACACCTCCATTTCTGCAATTATTCCATCGAATGTGGCTGGAAGCCCGACGTCTATATATGGAGTTCCACGACTTTCCAAATATTCCACCTCCGCATCATACGGAAGGCTCGCTAAGAGTCGTGAGGAGCTGAGGTTGTGTAAAACTGCCATATCTCAAAATATAAACACCATTATTTAAACCGACTATACTGATTTCCATTACCGTATTTTCTATTACGCGAAAATCGGAAGGATAAAGGATATCTGAGCCATCACTCATGCTGAGAGTGATGTTCGGGGATTGTCCAACATATGTTATCAAATCCCATACGTGTGCTTTGTCGTCATCAGCAGTCACAAATTCTATGTCGCAAGTTTCTATCCCATCGCTAATATATGTAACTTTATCGGGCTGTATCGACAACGAGCTGTCCGATAACACTACTTGTAAATCAATTGCTGTTCCTGAAGCATCTATATTAGTGCGTGCTTGCTGCTTCTGTACACCGGTGAACGATTGAGAAGATACTGCGCTCACAAGACCGCTTATGTCGGGTGTCACTCCAGGCTCACCTTGAGGGCCTTGCGGTCCGCGTTCTCCCTGTGGCCCTTGTGGCCCTTGTGGACCTGTTTCGCCTTGCGGTCCTTCGGCAAAATAAAAGACTGCACTTTCAATCACTTCACCTTCTGCATAATCAGGGAAGTCGTCGAAAGCATCCAACACAGCTGTGTTGTTGTCGTAGATTATGACAACCCATGGCCATTTGCTTCGTCGGGGTGTTCCATCCGGCTCGGTCACTTCGATGGTGACTGAGTAATGACCGACTGGTAATGTGCCATCGTCCTCAAACACTGCAACATTACCGTCTTTAATAGTTGGTGTGAATTCTTCCTTCAAGAATGGAGACTGAAGATATATCTTTACAATGGAGCCAGCTGGTACATCGTAGTCCTCTGTCACCTTTCCTTCGGGAGTGACTGTCACCTTCTGTAATGGTAGCGCTAACTTCAGCGCATTACCAAAAATCCATTTTATTACATTTATATTACCCATACTAATTTGTATTTTATGATAAAAGGTAAACAAAAAGGGTGCCGCCGCACCCTCAACTTAATAAACCAACAATCAAATCGAAATGAAAAAAATTATAATGAACTATATTCTGTCTTCGCATCGAAACATGGACATTGCTTAATCCATTCTTTCGGCTCGATAATTCCGTTGTGATTAAGGTCGGGAGAGAAATCACGGTGGCCGCTTATCTTCGCAGATGGATAGTACTTCTTCAGTGCCTTTAACAAGTCGATTAATGACTTCTTCTGCGCTTCGGTGCGAGTGTCCGTTGCTCGTCCGTTCTTGTCGAGTCCTCCAACATACACAATTCCAATGCTGTGTGGGTTGTGGCCACTTACATGTGCACCACTTATATTCACATTGCGCCCGAGTTCGATTATTCCATCAAGACGAACAACGTAGTGATAGCCAATGTCCGACCACCCGTTCTTCTTGTGTATCTTCCTAATGTCGGCGACGGTGAGGTTCTCATCACATCTCGATGCTGTGCAATGCACAACAATATCTGTTATTTTCCTTTTCGACTTTGTGAAGCCGTTCGTAAATAGTTTTCTGTAAGTCTCCTCGCCAACGATGCCATCTACTTTCAAACCATTCTCTCGCTGATAGGTCATGACAGCTTCTTCTGTCAATTTTCCGAAAATTCCATCAGGATAGAGATTGAGAACTATCTGAATCTCCTTGATCTTGTCACCTTTACTTCCTATTTTATATATCATTGTTTTTTTCATTTTTAAAAATTTCTGTCATATCCTCGTCTATATCGAAGTGCCTGGAAGTCTTGTCAGCCAGCACTCGTGATAAGAATTTCCATATCCGACTGTCCTTGTCGTGGTCTCTGCACGAAGACTTGTTCTCCGCTATTGAGATGAATTGTTCTACACAGATTATTCCAGTCATCATGTACACCAGTTTGCTATCGAACGTAAACAACACCCACTTATCAAGTGTGAATGCGGCAACAATTAGGATTATTCTCTCCTTCAATGTGGTTATAACATGCCGTAATTTGTCACTTGTGAATTTAGATGTTTTTTTTCTCTTCGGGTACTTCTTTTTCACTCTCTTGTCTAATTCATAAGCCGACCACACATCGTATAAGATGAAGGCAACCGCTATTATTATTAACGGATAAATCGGCATGAATGTGCTAAATAACCATCCGACAATGCTGCCAATGGTAATGCTTTCAATCGTGGGTATTTTCACAGCGCTTTTTTATTTTCGCACCGTTTTTTGTAGCGAGTAAACAAAACAAAAAAGGGGGCTAAGCCCCCAGTGTTAATTTTAATTTCTTTTTGATAATCAATTTTTAAAATATTTGTCTGCGTATGCAATCAACTTCTCACAGAACTTTTCATTGCCTTTTATCTCGATTGTTCTCCACTTGTTATAGTCTGAATGACCATAGATTGGCGAGCAAAAGTATAGGTGGGTATATCCATACATTGGTCTCTTCGCATATGGACTTGTTGGGTCTGCACATTGCTCCTTAAGATATGCAATTATATGATGCTTCTTGTCGCCATCGTATATTCCATGTCTTCGGATTAATGTCGCATCCAAAGAGTATCGACGGTATCTATTTGCGGTCAAATAAACAATATCATATGCTTCACGTTGAATCCTTTTCAAAGGTGCGTTTTCACGGATGAAGTCGAGCATTTCATTGCGGTCAATATATCCATGAATTTGGAAGAATAAATGGAATATCTTTGTCACATCTTCAGTTCTTAAGACTTCCTTAATGTACTTCTTTGTAATTTTCTTTGATTTTTTAGTTTTCATAATTTCTTGCAGACTTTATAGAGCTGCACTGCTCTTTTGTTTGTTAATTGTTATGTTTTTTATTTACGTTACAAAGATAGTGAATTTATTTTAAATGTGCAAACTTTTTTACACTTATTTTTCAAAAAAAGTGCATTTTTTAAAAATTATATGCAATGTATCCGGCACCAACTGTCAATTCTTTACCAGCGCGACTCTTATAACTTATCGATATGAACTTTGTCGATACGGCTGCAATGGCAAAAATAGCGCCAGCTGTATTGAAGGCTCTTTTCTTCGCTGGTTTCCATTGTGCCTGACCGAAACAAAATGCT